TTTAATATTCTTTCTGCTAATATTCTTACCACAACATTATTTATATTCATTATAACAATCCTCCTTGTAATTCATTAGTCATAATTAATAATTCATTTTCTAATTCTTCATAACTAAGTTTTTCATCTTCTATTGGACTACTTGATAACACTAAATAATTTTCATTTAAAGTTTCATATATTTCTATAACATATAAATTAGAGTTTTCACTAATTATTTTTTCTTTTTCATCTAAAGAATTATAATATACTTGTTTTTTCATAATTTATTCCTACCTTAATATTTTTAATTCTTCTATTTCTGCACGAGCTGCATATGAACCATCTAAATTTCCTGCTCCTACAGATGTTAATAATATTTGTACTTTTATATCCATGCCATTCTCAACAATAATATCTTTTGTAAATCTTACAAAAGAAGAAGATGCACTAGGAGTATCGTCAGTAACATAAAAGTATTCTTTTCGGTTTCCACATAGTATCTCTATTTTTGTTGTTGCATAATCAGCACGCATTTTAGACGCTTTAAGTTCGCCTGTGAATCTTAATGTGCCTTTTATACTAGATACTTCATTGTAAACGATGCTAGGAGTGTTTAAAGTTGTAGCTTGAATTCTATTTTTTAAAGAAAAAATTTCTATTGATTGAAAAATCCAGTTAACTTTTTCAATCAAATTAGTAAATGTTTCAGATGATGTTGCTGAAACATTTTTAGAATTAATCGTCTCCACTAATACATTTTTTAATGTTTCTATTTTTGTTTTAGTTGTACCAAATTTATCTGTTCCAATAAAAGGACTACCCAATGCACTAGATATATTATTTTTACCAGTTTGAAAATCAGTTTGTACATTTTCTAATGCTGCCATAAGTTCCCCTAAACTAGCATTTTCAGTTAATTTTTCTGTCATATTTTCACCTCGCTTATATCATATCTATTAAATTATTCACTATAGTTATTCCTTTAGTTCTTTGACCACTTATTTCTACCATTATTTCCTCTAATACTCCATCTAACTTATCACTTGTAAATCTATCATTAGCATCTGTAATACTTATACTGGTATCTATAAGCTGTATACTGCTAATAGAATCCTCTATTTTCTTAGACGAATAAGTAGTCATTTCAGATACTCTGTTATCATCTACAGTTGCATTAATAAAATGAGTTTCTGCATTTCCATTTATCAAATACACATACATTTTAATATTTTCTTCATTTCTAACAAGAATACTATTATCATCAATAGCCCTAGCGTTTGGTGTAAGTGCTTCACCAATTTCATCATATAAAGCTATTAGTATTCTTTTAGTCAATAGTGGATGATTTATAGTTACTTCATACATATTAGTTTCATTATTTAAAATCCAATCATCAATCTCTATAATATGCGTATGAGATACATTTGAACCACCTGCGATTAATTGGTCAATTTTAATATTTTGTTTCTCATTTTCTGTGTCAATTCTAGTATTTAACTCTGTTTTAGTTGTATCAATTTTAGTATTAACAGTACCTATTTTAGTTTCTAAGTCTTGTATATCTTTGAGTGTTGCAAAGATTATTGTTGGGTCAATTTTAAGTTCTATATTATTTACATTAGATACAATAAGCACAGTTTTAACCTTCATGTCTGCCACTGCACCTTGTTCTATAGAAGGTTTATAACACTCTTTGTATTTAGAAATGGCAATTAAATTATTTTCATCATCTAAATATCCTATTTCTCTTATCATAAATCCGCCTACACTTGATGGTATTAAACTCTCTAATATTATACAATTTGGTGCAGTTTCATCTGTAGTTGTATTTCCAATATTGCCTTCCCATACCACGTTTTTGAGAGCTGTCTGACTCTCAGTTGGAGTATATTCACTCCCTCCTCCATCACCAAGTTGAATTTTTACAAATCCCACTTTATTACCTGTGACACTTGCATTTGCTATCTTTGCTTTTCCTACATCTGTAATTATAGTGTAATAACTTTTATCTATAGCCAATATATCACCTCCTAAAATATTGTTATCTCTTGGTATCCAACTCCATTGCCAGTTAATACATCAATTTCTCCATAAGTTTCTATATCTGGTGGACTCCAAGGGTATATAGTTATTTCTTGACCCATTAGGGTTGTTATACCAAAATTCATATAATTGTCTTTGCTTATAAGCACTCTAGTGTAATCTAAAGTCATATTACATGGCTTAATATTACTTACAAAAGAATGAACTTCCTCAAACCAATCTTGATTTCTAGCATCACTTTCAAGATGTATATTATAAGTAGCATTATTTATAGTTAACTCATAATTGCCTTCTCCAACTACATTATCTAGCCAGTTCCTTAAAAATCTCTCTGAGTAAGGTAATTTACTTATATATTTACTAAAAATCCTAAACCTTCTATCTTCTAAACTCTCATTACTTTTAGGAGTTATAGACATTATCTTTTCCCATCTTTTTATGCCACTTGGAGTTAAATCCTCTAAAAACTGGTCATTTGATAGGTCATTTAATTTTTCATGTAGTGTTTTTATTTCTTTGTTTTCTACATTAAATACTTTTATATATTCTTCTTTATCTCGTAGGATTTGCGGTAAGTAATTTATTAGATTAATCTCTTTATCCAACTACTTCACCTCTTAATACTATAGAATCTTTATCAACATTAAGATTAGATGCAATGCTATTTATCATTGTATTTGCAATGTCTAATACTCCATCAATACTAAGTAATCTAGTTTCAATTTGAGATATACGAACTATTAAGTTTTCTTCATCTTCCCAACTCATATTAAGTTCATTTAAATAGTCATCAACTGCTTCTTCTGCAATTGTTTTTATATTCTCCCATGTATATCCACTCTTATATGTTATTTCTGCTGATATATTTATAGTTGTACTTGTAACTCCTTCAACTGTGACTCGGTGTCCAATTGGTGCTAATCCTAAGCCTTGTCCTTGATGTCCAATTGGGTCAATTTCTTCTTGCACTAAATTAACTAAATCCTCTGATGGTACTTTGAAATTAGAATTAATTATTACTAACTTAACAGTTCCTCCACCGTCCCACACAGGATAAACCTTAACTCCTCCAACATCTTGTATTTTGTTAACTTCATCTTTATAATTTTGCATATTTCCACCAAATGATTGTGAATTTAAACTATCATAATATCGTTGCCTTAGACTGTCCTCTGATTCTTCATCTTCTCCATTTATCAGTATTTCTGTCAGTTCTGCTGTTTCTAATTTGTCTATATATTCGATAGGTATTAGTTGCCCCAACTCAAAAATAGGTCCCGCAGTCTCACATTTCATCTTATATATACATTCAGATATTCTCTCAATTGCTACATAGTTATATTCTCCTAGATTAAACCTAGAATCAAGTGGAATATCTATGTTAAAAACTCCTTTTGCAATTGTATTAGTTGCTTCGAGTGGTGTAATTCCTCTTTCCTTACATCGTTTCTCCAAGTAGTAATAACTGGCAGTATCTACGAATGTTTGGTCTAGTAATTCATCCATAGCAATATAAGTTTCAGATAACTCTATAGCAACAGGAGCAAGAGCATTATATATTATAGAACCTTCTCTCTTGTCAAGCGTGCTAGGTACACTATCTAGCATTCTTTTAATTATATTTTCAAATGTCATAAATTCAAACACTAAACACTCACCACCCTCTCTGCTTTGATATTTCCATATTTGGTATGGACCATAAATTTACAATTGACCTTTCCTTTTATATTTTCAAACTCAAAATTATCTACATTTTCAATCCTATCATCTTGAATTAGTGCTTCTTTGATTCGTCTTTCAAGTTCGGGGATTACAAAGGATATAGGCTCTCCAATAAGGTCGTTCAACTCGACTCCATAATTCCAACTATATATTAGATGTTGGTATCTCTCTGTGTTTAAAATTAAAAAGATGGTTTGTTTTAATGCTTCCACATCATCACAAATACCATCTATCTTAGATTTTTCTATATTTAATTTAAAGGTCTTACTTGGTTCTTGCCTTACATCAAAATTAATTATCGATACATCTTCTATATCATAGTCAATGTTATCTGTTGGTAACATTTCATCACATCCTATCTAAAATCAAATATTGCTGTCCTCCTTGCATCCTAATTAAGACTAATTTATCTCCTATCTTTTTATCTGTATATCTTTTAAATGTATCTGTTTGTATTAGAAAAGATTCTTCAAAAGATGCTTTTTGTTCTATCTTAACTATCAAAGGATTAACACTTTCTATAGTTCCAAATGCAATTTGCATTGGATTGCTTGTTTCTACTGCATCCATTGCAGCCTTCTTAATTATTTGCAATAATTCTTGTGACACTTTATCACCTCACTTAAAAGAATCTTCTAGCTCTTGCAAAATCATGCTTTTTCTTTTGTCTACCACTTAAACTACTTATTTTTACTACGTCACCAGTTTGTGGAGCATGAATATATTGGTCATTTCCTATATATAGTCCAACATGATGTACATTTCCTTTTCCTTTGTTGTATGCAAAGAATACTAAATCACCAGCTTTTACATCATTTATGTTACATAATAGTTTTCCTCTACTATCTTTTGATTGGTCTGCTGAAACTCTTTTGAGATTTATTCCTGCACCTCTTTTAAATGCCCACACCATAAGACCACTACAGTCAAAACTCTTTGGACCATTACCACCCCATTTGTAAGGCTTGCCAAGTTGATTTTTTGCTTCTTGAATAACTTTACTTACTTTATTATTATTGTTTGTTGATGTATTAGAATTATTGTTTTGAACTTGATAAGTTAAATCTTTTAAATTCTTTTCTGCTTCTTCATTACTTCCAACTCCTGTGCCTGCACTATTAGAATTATAAGTACTTCCTGTTATTTGCTTATAAAATGCACCTACACATTTTACCCATTCTTTGTCTGAACTAGAAGAATATTTATTTCTGATGCTTTCTAAAGTTTTTCGTCCTATATGGATATAGTTTCTTGATAAATTACTTATACCTCTTTTTATTCCTTCGTCTACACTAGAAAAACTCATGTAATCTCCATTTTTTTTCATTCCAAAGAAATTATTTTTAGTATTTGCAATATTTGAAGTCCCTCTAGCTGATTCGTGCATAGATATAGCAGCCATGAGTGCTGGATTAACTTTATAAGCATTTGAATATTTAACAAATATATTTCCTGTATTTGATAATTTACCTTTAAGTAGTTTATTAATCTTATTAGCCATATCAGTATCTTCTTTACTTGTAGTACTTTGTGCAGGACCATTTTGTTTCTCATTTTTATTATTAGTATTTCCACTACTATAACTTGATGAAGAATAAGAAGCAAATTCGTCTCCATCAACCAAAGTTAGGTCCATAAAATGACTGTTATTTTCAAATGTATGTTTTACTTTCTCAACTAACATATAATTTTGTAAATCAATATCTCCTAACGACAAAAAAACAGGTACTAAACAACCTGCTCTTACTCTAATATCTCCTAACACATTTTTTAAACTTAATGTCTTAGTTTTCCTGTTATATAATTTTAGAAGTATATCACACTTTTGTTTTATTTCTGCTTCACTCATATTTTTATCTACTGTCTCAAATAGTTGTAGAACACCCCAACTCCTTATGTGAGCTGAATCTTGGGCGATATAGACATCTCTTTTACTTGTTTCTTCATTATCTCTTACTAATTTTATCTTTGTGTAAGTATCACTATCAATAGAAGAGTTATAGTCAAAATCTTCTATTACATCATTATTCATAACAGTATCTAATTTCATTGATGCAACATTCTTTAATGTTATTCTTCCAAAGTCATCATATAGTACATACATTTCCTTTTTCTCTCTTAAAGTATCATCAAGTGCAGTTAAAACCATATCAAAGAGTGTTTTATTTTCTTCAACTCTCGATATTTTATATTTTGTATCTTCTATGACATTGTATTTTAAATTAAAATCTTTAGCCAACATCTTTACAAGTTCACTTGCTGTTTTATTACTATATACATAAGTATCTTTATTCTTAAAATATCTCAACTGGTCGTAAGCAACAATTTTTATGTGATTTTCTTTATCTCTTTTCTTTTGAAATATATATCCATAGAAGATACCTATTCCTTTAAAATATAAACGAACTGAATTACCTTCACAAAATTGCAGTATATCATCCATGACTATTGTAAATTCTAACTTTGAAGGTGTTCCTCGTCTTTCTATTTCCCATGTGATACCATCCAAAACTACAGGTTCGTAGAAATCTTCCCAATGTGCAATAACTAGCCTTATATCTCTATCATTCGCCAGAACTAAATCATCAGACAAGCCTCAACACCTGCCCTTTATAGATGGTGTATTTACTTAATTTTTTTCCCTTGTTAGCTTTATCCATCATTGTTTTATTTAACTCATATACTTTCTTGTATAACGAACCATTTCCTAATTGCTTTTGACAAATTGCCCAAAGAGAATCCCCTGCTTTTACTGTATATGTTTTACCATTTGGCTTATTGGATGAATCTGGTCTAAATTCTTTTGGTTTCATGACTGGAGGGGGAGTCCTACCATAATTTGTCTTTTCAGGTGTTGCAAGTACTAACTTTTTAGTTGAGTAATCTCTATATTGTTTTAACTTTATTGCAACTTTTGTATCTGAGGCATTTTCTGCATCTTCTACTATGTTATATTCTTCTAATGACACTTTCATATTAGTGTTAAATAAGACCTTGTTACCTAACTCACGAGATACAATAAATTGAAATGGCTTACAATCTGTCTTTAGTAATTCTAGTTTACTTAAAAAGAATTGAACATCCCTAAAAATTCCACGATAAAATGGTAGTTTATTATGTGTAAACTCTGCTTCAAAACTTATTTCAGATAATCCTTCTTTTTTTAGTATGTTTACTTCTCCAGTGTTTATCAAATCAACTGTTTTATTTTTGTTTGTCACTTTAATTTCTAACTTGGGTGGAGGGATTGGTAATTGTACTCCATCTAAATAAAAGTCATAAGCCATTTAAACACCTCCTAAACTATTCCTTCTGCTGATACAACCATAGCATCATTTAATTTTTCAGTTAGTACATTAACTATACCATCCACATCTGCATCTTTACTTATGTTATTTGTGTTGTTCATATCTATTTTTATGTTTACTCCTGTGAATCGGTTTATTGTTTCTTGTTCTGCTATATCTCTTAAGTATTTTAAATCCTCTTGACTTTTATCCATTGTTTTAGCCATTTTAGCTGTATTTCCTGCGGTATCTTTTGCTCCTTTTGCTGCATCGTTCAGTGGAGAGTTTAGTCCCGCTGAACCTATTGAATCTCCAAGACCATATTTTTTGTCCCAAATGTCGTCTAATCCTAAATCTTTTTTTGCTTTTTCGGCTATCTTGTTAATATCAAAAGTGTCTTTTAATTTGTTTTCTAAATTTTGACCCACTTCATATCCTTTTTTGTAAGAGTCAAATGGGTTTTTAATGTCCATATATGGTGCTTTCCAGTCTTGTGGCTTTACAGGTTCTTTTAGAGTCTTTTGGTAATCTTTATATTGTTTTACAAAAGAATCTACTTTATCTAAGCTTCCTATAGTTTTTATATTTATACCTGGAATTAAGTTTAACGCTTTTATAACTCCATTTATACCTTTTATTGCTATGTTTGCTGCACTTACAAAAGCATTTGCTAAAGCTGTAGCACAATTGTCAAAACTTCCTCCTACATCTCCCATGGCATTTATTACAAAGTTTTGGAATTTATAAAATAACATCTGTACATTATAGATAACAATATTAAACGAATTAACAAAGAACTCTGCAAATGCCATTACAATATTCCATGCACCTGCAAAGACATCATATATACAAGTTCCTAGAAAATAAAAAGCTCCTACAACTACTCCAGTTGCAGAAATGCTTGTTCCTGCAAAATGGTTAAATATTGCTACCCCCACAAATATTGCTGCTATAACTAAGGCTACTGCTGCTACAACCATAATCATTGTGGCACATAATGTTACATTAGCTCTGCTTACTCCTAAAGTCATTAACTTGTTTATAAGCATCGCTTTTGTAGCAACATATAGTTCTCCACTGAGAAGCGCTGTCACAAAACACTGTGTAAAAGTAATTGCTGTGTAAATTGTTTGGGCTATTAAAACTGAATATATTATAACTTTGTAAGCAATAAAAGCTCCTACAATACCATAGATTACAGGCGAAATAATTGACCAATTCTGTGCAAATACATTAGCAACACTTAGTGCTTGTGTTATTATCCACCCTAGCCCTTGTGCAACCAGACTGGCTCCAACAATCATCATATTAAAAAATCCACTAAATGCTGGACTACTCAATAAATCAATTATTCCATTAAAAACACTATATCCAACAGCTCCTAAGACATACAAAGAATCCGTAACATTAGTTATAAAGGTTCGGAATCCCCTACTCGAGACCGTGTCCTCAATTTTCTTTTGTATAGCTCCAAATATCATTACTGCATTATTCTTGATAGATGTGAAAATCTGACCTAAAGTGTAAGGCATTTTTTCAAATTGTGCATTGGTTTCGGCTGATGCAGCAAGTAAGGAATTTTTTACAATATCAGCAGTCAACATGCCTTCACTTGCCATTCCTCTAATTTTTCCTATATCTACGTCCAAATAATCTGCGATACTGCGGATTATGTTAGGCGCTGACTCAAATACAGCATTTAATTCTTCTCCTCTCAGTACCCCTGAACCCAAACCTTGAGTCAATTGTAAAAGTGCTGAATTCATTTCCTCAGTACTTGCACCTGCTATTACGAATTTTTTGTTAAGTTGTTCTGCAAAACTTACTATTTCTCTAGTGCTAGAAAATGCACTTCCTGCATTCATACCTATCCTTGAGACTATCTGTGCGGTATCCAAATAAGATGCACGAGACCTCTCAGCTGATTGGAAAATCATCTTATTTAAACCACTATCAGATAATTGACCATCATTTATCATCGCCAACCTCGCATTTGTACTGGTCATTTGGTCGCTTAAACTACCTAAACCTCCTATTGTCTTTAAACCCATATAAGCTCCAGCAATCTTTTTAACACTTCCAAGTAAATTATTTGTAGAACTTGCTCCTTTATTAATATCCTCGTTAAACTTTCTTTGTTGTTCATCTGCTTTTCCTATGTTTTGTTCTATTCTTGTTAAAATATTTTCTATGTTATTTAAACTCTGCTGAGATGTCTGTATCCCACCTGTATTGAGCGGATTATTCAATCTCCCTTGTAGTCTTTCTAGACTATTAATTGTCGTATTAATAGATGCTGTCATACTCCTAAATGCAGGTGTCATTCCATCGAAAATTCGGATAGATGTTTGTATAGTTGCCATTTTATCACTCTCCTTTCATAAATTTCCATATAAAAAAAACACTTACTTTTGTAAGTGTCTAGTTATTATAAATTTAATAATTCTTTTTTCTTAGTATTAAATTCTTCTTCTGTTATTGCTCCTATATCTAGTAGCTCTTTCAATCCTTTTACTTGCTCTATTGAACTACTAGTTTTATCTTGTTCATTGTTAGCTTTATCATTGTTTTTTACAATTATTGAAAGTACTGATAAAATCTCTTGTGCTTCATTACAAGCATTTTGGTATATAGATGAATTAGTTTTTGTCCTTGTATTAATCAAATTAATATATTCTAAAGGATTATTAATATTATTAAATGTTATTTTGATTTTAAATGTATTGACAATCTTTCTTGTTGTTTTTTTACCTGTTACACCTCCAACTACAGCTCCAGTTGCACCAAATAAAGCACCCCCAACTACAGCTCTTCCTAAACCACCACTAACTATAGACTCTTCATCTTCTAAAAGTTCAAACTCTATAATTTCATCAGTTGCATATACGGTTTCTATTATATCTCCGCCTTTACGAATATCTGATATTTTAATAAATTTATTATTTTCATCAATTGATATGAATTTATTAATTTTATTTGTCTCAACAAATTTTTCTAATAGTTCTCTATTTTTCTTAGAAAAATTTATAAACTTTCTTATTCCTTCATGGTCTGCTAATACTTGCATTGCACTAGTTGTTTTTAATCTTTCACTAGAGAATATCGTAAAATCAACAAAGCAATTATTGCACAGATATTCATTTTCTAAAACTTTATTTTTACCCTTTCCTCCACATATGCAACATGGTTCTTTACCTCCAAATAATCCCATAATATTACCCCCTACGCAATTTTATAAGATTATTATACTATATTAGTAAAATTTTTACATCATAATCACCTCCTTTCAATTAAAAAAGCACTTACTCATTTGTAAGTGTTTTTGAATTATTTTTAATTTTAAGTCCACATAGTTAATATAAAACCCTTTATAGATAATTTTATAGACTCTTTGTATGTACTATTTACATACCACTTAGTTAATATAAAACAAGAACTAGCTACAAGCTTTATACAGCGTTCTCAAACCTTTACATACCACATAGTTAATCTAAAACCGGATTTTAAACCTCCTTTTGATGTTCCTTCTAGTAAATTTACATACCACATAGTTAATCTAAAACCCCAAAATAAACTTGGCATTTCCAATACCTACACATACGCATCTCTCTCAAATTTGCAGTGAACCATGAGTAGTGCAATTGATAACATTTATCACACACCCTCAATACCTTGTATTCCAATTGTTAAACTTCAATTTATCGCAAATATTGCTCACTGCAAAATCTCTACATTTTTATTATATCATAAAAATATTATTTTTGAATATCTGTACCAATTTGTGGTATAATAAAAGCAAGGAAATAATTTACTTTATACAAGAGTAGCTATTTCCATCAAAATTGATTTAAAGAATTATTTTTTTAAATCACCCTTATTGGCGTCTGGGTGATTTTTTATTTTGTCATAAATATAAGCTGATATAACACCAGCTAGTATGCTTAATAAAAAACCTATCATATAATTTCACCTCCTTCCTTATTTGGAATTTGGCGTTTAATATGAAAATAATCACCCTTCGCACTTTCGATTATTATCCTTGCTACAATTATTATAACATATAATTATTACATATTTTTCCATTTTTTTTATATAAACAATGAAATTCAAGTAAATAAATACCTACTTATTTATATATATTTTATAAATTAATTGCTTTATAATCAAGTTTTCAATTTTTTAATAAAAATTTTTATT